TCTGGGGTACACCACCCGATCTTGGAACAAAAGTTTTGTGTTTCTTTGTCAATGGAGATCCAAGCAAAGGTTACTATATGGGTATGCCAATAGAACCAGGATTGAATCATATGGTACCAGCAATTGGTGCCAGCAAAAAATATGTTGACGATAGCAATTCGCCATTGTTAGCAAACAAATCAAAGTTGCCTGTGGTAGAAATAAACAATAGCAACAAAGCAATAGCAGAAAATCCAAGATTTTTTGAAGAAACAAAACCAGTGCATAGTGTTCTTGCAGGACAAATGCTTGCACAAGGTGTTATAGCAGATCCTTTGATTGGTCCTATAACTTCAAACAGTCAAAGAGAATCTCCTAGTACGTGCTTTGGCATAAGCACACCCGGAAGGCCTGTGTACTCAGGTGGATTAACAGATGCACAACTACAACAAAAACTTGCAAGTTCGACACTCCAAGCAAACGAAGTAAATGTAATTGGACGTAAAGGTGGACACAGTTTTGTAATGGATGATGGAAGCCAAACCAATGAAGACAATCTCATAAGGTTACGCACCAGTGCAGGCCATCAAATCATGATGAATGATACTCCAGATGGACAAACAATACACATAATGCATGCCAACGGACAAAGTTGGGTTGAACTAGGCAAAGAAGGCACAATCGACGTTTATGCTTCAAACAGTCTAAACATTAGAAGTGCTGGCGAAATCAACATGCATGCAGATAAAAATATTAACATAAACAGTGAAACTGGCAGTATTAATATGCATGCAAAAACTTCAATGAGTTTGGAAAGTGCTGGTCTCAACCTTACAGGTACAAACAGTTTATTGGCCTATAGCAAAAGCATGATTGGGTTGAAAAGTGATAGTTCAATGATGCTGAAAAGCAATACCGGAAGTTGGGGTGCTGGGTCGGCACTTACGCTAGAAGCTGGTTGTATCAAACTAAACAGCGGATCTGCAGGCGATGTGCCCAAGGCGCAAGAAATTCCAAAACTTAGGTTGCCTGATACAAAGTTTTCACCGCAACAAGGTTGGATTCCAGAACCATCTGCAATAGAAACAATCGCAACAAGAGTGCCAACTCACGAACCTTATGCTGAAAGAGGCACAGGCGTTAACACAACCACAAACTTGTCCAGTACTAGTACAACTGTTCCTTTAGAGCCAAAAACCAAAGAAGCAATCAACAAAACTGAAGACACAGAAATTAAAAAGATTGAAAAAGGCGATTATGAAAAGCAGGCCAATGCAACCAATAACGTTGGTAAAATACCGCCTGAAAAAGTCACAGGTATGTTGGCTCAATCTAGTAAACAAGTTGATCAAAAAGCAAACGAAATATCAAACGATAAAGGAGTAGGTAAGTTTGGATTTGGTGCACCTGAATTAGAAGATGCTGGATTTTTGAAACCTGGCACCAGTGACTTCTTCCTAAAAGATGCTACCAGTGACCTTAACACTGTTCTAAGCAGTTCGAGTGTATGGACTGGTAACCAAGGAATAAATGGTGTAAGTGATTTTCTCAACAACGAAAGCATACAAGACTTAACAAAGACTGATTTATTCACCAAAGGACTCAACGGCTTGCAAAATGCAGGTGTTGTTACAGGCTTAGAAGACGAAGCTGATCTAGCTGGTTTGGTTAGTGGTGCTAGTAAGTTTGGAGTTGATGCAGTCAAAAAATGGACAGAAGGCAGTGCAGTGCTAGGTAAAACACTGAATGGTTCACTAAGTGGAAATATCACTGCTGGACAAATGAACGAACTTGTAAAAGGTGGACAATATGCAGTTAATCTTACCACACAAAAAATCAGCAGCGAGATACAAGGATTTACCAAAGGCTCATCAGGAGCCACTGGTACCGTAATACGAGCAGAAATTGATACTGCACTTGAGAATGTGGTGGCTAACAAAAAAGTCACTGGAATAGTCACATAAATACGTTATGACTTCAGTAATCGGATATAGCACAGTTGGCAGGTTCAAAAATTACACTGTTACTGATTTTGAACTTATTAAAGCTGACCTTTTAAACGCACTCAACATTAGACAAGGCGAAATGCCTGGCAGACCAGATGTAGGTACAACAATGTGGAGTCTTATATTCGAACCACAAAATGCACAAACATCACAGGCTATCATAACTGAATTACAACGTGTAGTAGCACAAGATCCTCGAATACAGATATCAGATATAAATGTTTTTGCACAAGAAAATGGCTTTCTCTGCGAACTTGAAGTACAAACAATTGCAGGTCAAGACGCAAACACATTAACTGTCTTCTTTGACAATCAACAACAACGAGCCGCATACTCAGACGTCTAGTATAAACTACGTAGTTTATTTTGTAGATAAATACTAGGTAAGGGAAATACACATGGCTAAGACTACAAGACAGACTAGTATATTTGGTGTTGAGGATTGGAAAAGAATCTACCAGACATACCGTGAAGCAGACTTCCAAAGTTATGACTTTGAAACACTTCGCAAGAGCTTTATCGATTATATACGCTTATACTATCCAGAAAGTTTTAATGACTACATCGAGTCAAGTGAATTTATTGCACTCCTTGATGTCATGGCATTTATGGGACAAGCAGGTAGTTTTAGAAATGATCTCAACACCAGAGAAAATTTTATTGACACTGCGGAAAGAAGAGATAGTGTCAACAGACTAGCAGAATTAGTAAGTTATACGCCAAAGCGTAATACTGCAGCACAAGGATATTTAAAAGTACAAAGCATTAGCACCACAGAAGGTGTAGTTGATTTTACTGGTGTAAACCTATCAAATATTACAGTAAACTGGAATGATACAACAAATGCAAATTGGTTAGAACAATTCACAGTTATAATAAATGCCGCTTTGGATAACAGTCAACGTTTTGGACGTCCTGCTAATTCACAAACCATTTTAGGTGTACAAACTGATGAGTATGCTATAAATTTACTGCAAGGGTTTTTGCCAGTTATACCATTTACAAGCACAGTTAACGGCACTGCAATGGGTTTTGAAGCAGTATGTGCTACATCTCAAAACAAAACCTATGTATATGAACCTTCGCCTGCACCGAATGGTGCATTTAATATACTGTACAGAAATGATAAACAAGGTTATGCAAGTGCAAACACTGGTTTTTTCTTTCTATTCAAACAAGGTAGTTTACAAGATCTAGATTTCAATCTAGGTGAAAGAATTTCAAACAGAGTTGTGAATGTCAACATCGAAGGAATCAATAACGAAGATGTTTGGTTGTATCAACTTAATGCTCAAGGTAATATTGAAAACGAATGGGAATATGTAGAAAACATTTACAGTGGAGCAGTAGAAGAACTTACTCCTGAACAACGAAGATATTTTACTATAACATCAAGAACCAATGATCAAATTAATCTTAATTTTGGAGATGGTGTATTCAGTAGTATACCAGTTGGCAGTTTTCGAACCTATGTGCGTGCATCTAATGGATTGAATTATATAATCAATCAAGACGAAATGCAAAATGTTACAATATCAATTGCATATGTAAGTCGTACTGGGCGTAACGAAACAATAACTTTTACTTGTGCATTAACACAACCCGTAAGCAACGCTACTAATAGAGAAAATATAAACGACATCAAACAACGTGCACCAGCTAGGTTCTATACACAGAACAGAATGGTAAACGGTGAAGATTATAATAATTTTCCATATACACTTTATTCAACTATAATCAAGTCCAAAGCTGTAAATAGAAGCTCAATTGGTACTAGTAGATACTTGGATCTTGTTGATATCACTGGAAAATACTCAAGTACAAATATTTTTGCCAGTGATGGTATGATATACGAGAATACTGCGGTACCAAGTTTTACTTTTACATTTGTTGATCAAAATGATATAACTGATGTTATTGTTAATCAAGTTGAACCCGTACTAGCAAGTAGAGGAATGCAGGAGTTTTATTATCAAAACTTCTTACGTCCTTCGTTAACTGGATTAAATCTAAACTGGAGTCAAAGCACTACAAGCAACAACGAAACTACTGGTTTTTTTAGATTTGTGTCTAATAATGCACCAGCACCAGTTGGGCCGCAGGCAAGTGATAATAAAAAATACATTGCCAAAGGTGGACTGGTAAAATTTACTCCACCAGCTGGACAATATTTTACTGCAACTAACAGACTAGCAGTTGGATCTCCGACATTACCCGGTGATAAAATGGTTTTATGGGCAACTGTCACAGCATTAGAACTTGATGGTACTAATTTTGGAGTTGGTAACAACGCTGATGGAACTGGTCCAGTTACGCTCAATAATTT